TGACACGCTCAAGGTCAATCCTATCACGGGAACCGCTCGCGTCACCTGGAAATCTCGCGATAATTATGAGAGCTGTGAGTATCGCTGCACCAAGGTATCACGCCGTAAGATCCTCGCCCTGATCCTGGATTCTGATCGTTCCCTCGGACGATGGGTCAACCGCCATGCACAGTGGAAAGACTACGTTATCAAGAGCGGTCGCATTCATTCCATTCGCTTTAACTGATCATGCAACGTACAGGATTTTTCATTCATAGCGACAACCCCTCCCCTCTGATGACTAAGGTCATGGAGAACATTCAACGCCAGCACCTAGCAGAGACCGAACGTCGCCAGCGTATCAGAGCAGGACTTGAGCCAGGTGGACAGTGGACGACCTGGCACATCAGCGACAGACATTGACCGCTGACCGACTAGAATTCTTACATACCAAACAACACAGGACACAGCATGAACGGATGGGCAAACCACGCAACATGGAACGTCGCTCTTTGGATCGGCAACGATGAGATGATCTATCGCCACGCCAAAGAAAACCAGAACCTCGGTTACCGCAAGTGGGCAAAGCGTTTCATTGATGAGTTCGGTGAGTACATCACGGGCGACGGCATCTCCTGGTTGTCTGACGATGTAGACACCGACGAGATGGATGCCATGCTCGCAGAACTCTAAGGGCACACGCCCACACCCTGACCCCTTCGCTATCCTTCTATGACCTACAGCATGAGCACCGACATCCAGACTTATCGCATCGTCTGGACACTGAACAACGGCACAGCAGAGGGAGGGCATCCCATCGGGTCGTCTGCCTTCGCTATCGCTGGACAGATGGCAGAACTCTGGCATGATGAGGCAGTCGCCGCCATCCCTACCTTTGAGGACTGAGGACATGAAGCACAGAAAATCTCTCACCGTTCTCATGAAATCTTATGGGTTCTCCCTAGAGCGTGAAAGCAAGCACCTAGTCTGGAGGAATGCCGAGCGGGTGATGATCACCACTAGCAGCACACCATCAGACATCAACGCCATCCGACAGGTAGAGCGACAGATCAGACGCAAACTCGCTGCAGTCTAGCACAGTATGACACCCCCTTCGGGGGGTTAATCCAAAAAACCCATACTACCCTAACCTACAAAGGTTCCCAAACGCCCGAAAGAATCTCCATCCATATAAAAAATTTTTACCCCATAAAATTCTCGTAAAACCTCCGATTGCTATATAAGTCAGTTTCATATAAACATTATGAGTGTAGCAAATATTCATCTAAATTTATCAGAGCATGAGATGGATGTCATGTTGAACGCCCTAGAGATCGCGATTGAAAACGCTGATGAATATGAGGCAAGTGAGTACGAGGAAGTATTATTTCATGTACAGAGAAAGCTTGACGAAGAGTACGACCTTGGTGTAGAATTAGATTAGTTCATTTATCAAAATGCCTTATACAGTATACACACGAAGTAATTGCCCGTATTGCGATAACGTTAAAAAAGTTCTCGCAGGGATTGGCGAATCTTATATGGAAGTAACGTTAAATCGCGATTTTACCCGAGAACAATTTACAGGTAAGTTTGGATATGGGAGTACATTTCCCAGAGTTCTAAAGGACGGTAAGCTTATCGGAGGATGTAGCGAGACTATTACACAACTAAGAAATGAGGGAAAAATCTAATGTCAACTAAGAAATGGTATGTACGTGAGACAAACTCTTCACGGTATGTGAGTGAACCTTATATTTACTGGACAGAGGGTTCTAATATACAGACATGGACAACTGAGATCTCCAAAGCGCGAGCCTGGCGGACTAAAAAAGAAGCCACAGCGTTTATCTCTGAGGCACTAGGTAGAGGAGAAGTACATGGCGAATGAAGAGTACTTTGACTTTGAGGAAGTACTAGAGCGCATAAATAATCTGGAGAATGTTGTATCACGACTCATTAATCCAGAGATAGCTTATAAGCGACCTGGAGCGGCAGAATATGAGAGACTGACTGACACCCTGGACTATTTGCATAACAAAGTATCAGAACTAGAGAGAAATGAGTAACACCGTAGTTTATAGTGCTTTTAATGGATTTCCTGGATCACAGGACACCTACGATGATGATTCTGGTGCAGAGATTCCGATTCTTCCTGATGTTAACCTTTACAATAGTTTTAACTTTGAACTGAAGGCAACTAGTGTAGCAGCTCGTAGTCCTACGACTCAAGATGAGGGTGCAGGCGATTATAGTAGAAGTAGTAATTTCAGAACCACAGGTGTTAGAAATGGATCTAGCACTGGTGCTCCTAATGGTGGTAATTACTATAATGGTATTCATGTCGCACGAATCCCGACAAGAATGTATTGGGTAGACGACCAAGGACCAGAGGGCAATGCAATTTGCCAAAGTGAGATTGGTGATTGGTTTACCCGTGATGTATTAGCGAAACCTGATGGTCAAGGTGGTGGTGTAGAGTTTATTGAAAATGCTGCTCCTGCTGGTACGTTCCTGTTTACATTTAACACCAGTTCAGATGGTGGGGGAGATTTGCAGGAAGATAGTCATTCGTTTACAGTAAATAATTGGAACACTCTTTCAGTTAAGGGTGGATATAATGCTTCAGTATTTTGCCGTAACGAGTTTGGTTATACCAATGATTATGAAGGCGGTACATATGAAGTCAAGAGTCTATATGAACTTCCTGAGAAGTTTGATAATTTATATAAATTTATTCCCGACCAACGAGAGTTCACCACCCTTACATTTAAAATTAAAGTAGATTGGGCACTTGCTGTACACTATGGTGCATATCAAGCTTCCATTAGTTCATCACAGCAAAATTCAGTCTTATCAGACATGGGATATAACAGTTCTGGAGCAACTGGAACTGATACACATGTTATTACTCATGTAGTAAATAATAGTAATAACGATTATAATAAAATTTTGAATGATTTGTTAAACGATAGGCAGAGAACACCAGAAGAACAACGAAAACGTTATAATCAAACGTTCGTAGAAACTTCTGCTAATATGCAAATTACTACTCCTTCAAAGATACAATAATGAGAGCCGCAAGTACAATTGGTCACGTATACTTAAATCGTTGCAACACTCCTGTGCAAGCAACCGGGGCTTTTAATGTCTTTATAAATGGCAGGTCAGCAAGTAGGATCTCTGATGTCACAGCACCATACTTAGAGATTGTTCCTTGCCCCAAGTGTTGTACGACTCATGTTGCACCTGTGATTACATCATCGCCAAAAATATTTACTAATGTACTAGGTGCTGAACGTCTGGGTGATCTAGCATTAGGTATCACCGGCACATTTCCAATTATTGTAGGATCGCCTAATGTGTTTATGATATGAGAAAGCACCATCACGAACCATATAGTAATCAAAATAGATTAATCCCCAAGGATCGCCGTGTCGCCTTGGGGAAGACTCATCCTGTTGATTACTATAATGTGAGTGCTCAAGATATTGCTGTAGGACAAGTTGCCTCTGGTAGTGCTTTTGCTAATCCAAACAATCCTCCCTCAGGGGCAGGGGCGGGAGAAGGTGGAGCACCTGGGTCTATTGAGAATCTAGTAAAGTCAATCAATTCAATTCTTGTATCTCCTTCATCAATTGATGTAGTTGAAGATGAAGCAAAAACATTTTTATTATCTACTGAGGTTAATGTAAATAGACTTAATGTAGATTTACTAACATTTCAGTGGCAGAAAAAAGTATCTGGTGGGTCATTTACTGATATTGCTGGTGAAACAAACCCTACATTTACAGTTGGATCTGGAGTAACAGTAGCAGCAGACAATAATGATGAATATCGTTGTCAAGTTTTTCATGTAGATGCAGTTACATCTCCAAAGGATTCAAACAGTGCGACATTAACTGTGACTAGAAAGATAGAGGTCACTACACAACCAATTTTGGGAATTGTTATCCCACAGGGATCTCCAAAAACTTTTGAAGCAGTTGCCACAATTACTAGTGGCACCTTTGATTTTCAATGGCAGGTTAAGTTATCAGGAACAACTTTATTCACAGATATTGTCGGTGCTAATGGCACAGGACAATCTAGTGGGTCTACGGTGTCATATACGACATCAAATCAAAGTACTGACAATAATGGTGATCAATATAGAGTTATTTTTAGTAATTCTAATGCACCTGATACCACTAGCAGTGCAGTTACCATGGCAGTCAGTGGTGCTGACTTTAGAATCCAACCAGCACTCAATGGTGTTGAGTTCTGGAGTTTTGAAAAAGATGGTTCTTTAGTATTTGATCCATCTACTGCTACTGATTATAGCATTACATCATTAGAAAATGATCGTAGTAAGATTAGTACTCACCTTTGGGGTCAGGGTAGATGTGATACTAAGGGTGGATATACTGATGCAGACATTCCTATTTCTGGTGCCGATGTTCTAGCACTTAAAATGAATGCAGGGGGTGGTGCAGCAGGATCATCAGACTCTGGACGCTATGCAGAGGCAGGAGGAGGGTATGCAGGTATCTTTGATACTTCGGTATCACATGCTAATGCTCTTGCCATTGCAGGCGGTGCTGGTGGTTCTAGTCTTAACACGTCATCTACTTGTGGAGGTAGTCAGCAACCAATCCAATATGCTTACTCTTATCAACAATCATATCAAAGTACCTGTTATCAAACAATTGACAATAGTGTTACTAAAAGTGGTAGTTGGGCTCACTCATATGATAATGCGAACCGAAGAGATGCATATTTAGCGTGGTACGGCAATACCAGTGTCATATACACTGTCGCTCCACCTTCAAGATATTATATTATTGGATTTGATAGTCCTATGCCTAGCAGCAACTATATTTTGCAGATAAGTACAAATGGTTGTACTGCCGGTGGTGGTCTCTGTCCTGGGTTTAGTCCTGATTATTCACAAATAACTAGAACTTCGGCATGGATGGTTCTGGCATTCCGTAGAAATGATGCTGGAAATTATAGAAGTTTTGTTTCTACTGTTTATTGGACTATTACTCATCAAGATACACGAACAATTTCATATCCATGTACACAGTATTATACTGTGCAAGGATCTTATCCTCATACTGGAACTGCAAAAGTTACTGGTGGTGCAGGCGGTGGTACAACAGGGTCTGATGGATTTAGTAGTACATCATCAGTAATTTCTGCTAAAGGGGGATATGGTGCTACTCAATCATTAGGAGGAACAGGTGGTAGCACATCATCTGGGGGTAGTACTAATGGTAAGAATGGTTCTACTCTATCAGGTGGAAGAGGAGGAAATAATTCTGGATCATACGCTGCTGCCGGAGGCGGTGGTGGTGGAGGAGGATATTATGGTGGCGGTGGCGGTGCTGGTGGATATGATGGGTATAATGGAAGCAGTAATCCTGGTAGAGGACCACAATCTGGTGGTGGTGGTGCAGGAGGAGCTGGTTTTATTCATTCTACTGCAACTGGAACTACTGGAGTGTTTGGTGGATCTAGTCATCCTAATCGTGGTAGTGCTGGTAATGCACAGCAGAATTCTAGGATTGTAATTGAAGCATCATTTATTGATATAACTACTCAACCAAGTTCTGTTGTTTTGCAATCAGGAACAGCAACTTTTAATGTTGTAGCAACAGTTAGTGGTATTTCTGGACAGACAGTTTCATATCAGTGGCAAAAGCGAGGATCTGGACAAAATGCATTCTCTGATATTCGTGGTGCTACAAGTGCAAGTTATACCACACCAACACTAACAAATTCTAATAATAACGATAGGTATCGTTGTAAACTTGAAAATAATTTCTGTGCGAGTAAAACTACAGAAGAAGTTGTAACATTGTTCACATCTACTGGATCGCAAACATATACTATTACACAAACTGGTTCAACTACTATTCCAGTTCCTGATAGTGCAACTGAGTTTACTTATGCTATATGGGGTGCTGGGGGTGAAGGCACTGGTGAATGCCCCACAGGAAGTTTTAGTGGGGGTACAGGCGCACATGCTAGGGGCACAGTGCTGCTCACAGGAAGTTATGCTCCTGGTGAATATGATACCAATAGTATACGTGTATTTGTGGGTGCTTCTGGTCAGGGTTCACCTAATGGTCAAGCAGGATATGGTGCTGGTCGTGGTGGTCAAGGATCTGATATTTATTATCAGCAGGATCACGTAATCGTAGGTGGAGGCGGTGGTGCTGGTCAGAATGGACAAGGTGGATATGGTGGTGTAGCGGGTTCTGGTAGTGGTGGTGTTGGTAGCGGTCCTAACAATGGTTTTGCCGGTGGTGGCAACTCTGGTGGATCGGGCGGATCATCTAATGATAGAGACGGTGGAGGTGGATCTAATGGTCAAAGTGGTGGCGGCGCTCCTGGTGGTTCAGGAAGGAATCAGGGTAACCGTGGCGGCGGTGGCGGCGGTGGACTATATGGTGGCGGAGGAGGCGGTGGATATGACACCTCTAACTGCACTGGTGGTGGAGGCGGTGGTGGATCAGGATCTGTCACTCTTCCATCATCCGATAAGCAAAATGGCAATGTAGGATCTGCTGGTGGTTCCTCTCCTCCTGGGACAACAGTTGCTGGATATGTTAGTGGTCGTGGTGGTAGTAATCAAGATGGTCTTGTAGTTATTTCAATGGTTATTCCTGGAGCATTATCTATTACTGGTGTTGACAGCGCAACAGTTGAAAATATCTCTAATCTTTCGTCCACAAAAACATTGACTGAATCTGTATTTTTAACTCCATCAGCAATTGATTACAATGTTACTGTAAAACTTCGTGGTAATACTCCATCTGGCAATGGAGGTACTGGTGGTTATGTTGAAGGAACATTTACTGCGGAAGCAGGACAATCATATCTACTTCATTATACTAATAGGTATGCAGCAGTATTCTATGGAACATCTGCCACAGGAAATAAATGCATTATGCTTGCAGCGGAGGGTGGATACGAAAGTAATCCAGGTCCAGATAGAACGGGTAACGGTCATCCATCAAGACCAAACCCTGCAGCAGGAGGAAATGCTGGATTACCCAGTGGTTCTGTTGGATCAAATTTAAATAATTCTTATGGTGGTACTGGAGGAATTGTGAACGGTTATAAAAGTGGTCAAGGTGGTAATGGAGGACAACCCGGATCTAGTGATGGATATTCTGGTAGTAAAGGAGGTGACGGTGCATTCTTCTCATCTGGAGGAGGTGGTAGTGGAACTGATGGTGATGGTGGTGCTGGTGGGTTTGGTTACTACGGCGGTGGCGGCGGTGGTGGCGGCTGGGATTTAGAGTTTAATGCTGGAGGTTACTTTGGCGGTGGTGGTGGCGGTGGGGCATCTTACATCGGTGGTTTACCGACTCCCGCCCAAAATGCAAATAGTCCTGCTGAGGTAACAGTTAGTAACACCTCCTATGGAAATGAAGCAGGTTCACCACAAATCCAAATCATCAGTGTTGCCCAAGCATAATTTCTGTGTTATAATATCAAAGTACATTTAAAACATTCATGGCACGCACCAAATCTCTTAACGGTAACGAAAATATTGAGTCACAACCCAAGAAATCTCGTCAGGGGTATGGTAAGCATACTAAATATAGTGCAAGCTCTCGTAATGGAGCTAAGAAACGCTACCGAGGACAAGGAAAATGAGCGAAGAAACACCAGCACCAAAGTCTTATGGTTATGTTGTAGGACGTAGACCTGCAGATCAAGATCATCCAGACAAAGAAACTGAATCAACTGAATCAAATGAAGAAGAGTGAAGAGCACATTAAGGAATGGATTGCTAAAATTTCTGAAGTTCGCCCTGAACTAGGTAATTTTGCAGTCTGCCCTTACTCTCACTCTGCTACATATAAGATCATAGAAGTGCCGATTGACGATATTATACCTACTGATGGGTGTGATATCGTCATTTTTGTCGTTGAAGACTATTTGGACGTTAATGCTATTCAAATGTGGTGTGAAATTTATAACACAATTTACCCAGAATGGGTATTTTTAGAAGATTGTGCTAACTATAACACCTTCATTAATGGTGTTCAGACAAATAATGGCAAATATAACCTTATCATGTCTCAAACTAAGGCAAAATTGCGTCAACACCGTGAAATCTTGGCAAAATCTGGATACTATGAGCATTGGAATGATGCTATGATGCAAGAAATCCTCGGCAATGACTACACTACTGTAAAAAACACACAAAAAACTAATGGGAAACTCACCGACTGACCGAAGTAAAGACTTTATTAAGTCTGGGATGACTCTAATTACTCAAATTGAGTCCGATAGACTCCTTAAAAAAGTAAAAGAAAAGGGAAATGACCGTAAAAAGGTAGATGACTGAGGTTATATCAATTTTTCCGTCACTAATTGTAAAACATGATACTAAACCTGAATTTGATGGTATAAAAGAACCCTTAATTAAAGCAATTTATTGTGAGATGGAGCGAAATGAGGGTGTCAAAAAATCAAATGTTGGAGGATGGCAGTCTGATGTATATACTTTTGAAAAATCAGAATTTTCTAAGTATGCAAGATTTGTGATGCAGCACTCAAAGAAAGCATTATCCAATGTTTTCAATCCAGGTTATAAACTTTTATTAAAAGGTGCTTGGATTAATGTCAATGCTAAAGATTCTTTTAATGAATGTCATATTCATCCAGATTGCGATATTGCTGGTGTTTTTTGGATAGATGCTCCTCCCGAGTCTGGAGATTTAACTGTTATTAATAATTCCGCATATTCTAATTTTAAATGGCTTAGTAAGGTAACTGACTCAGTAAGAGAACAGTATAGATATACTGTTGGATGGGACTTAACTGCAGTTTCTGGAGAAATGGTTTTTTTCCCTTCAGACATGTTGCATAAAGTAAATATTAACAATAATTCCGAGAATAGAATCTCAATAGCATTCAATTTATCTTTAGGTTGAAATAACCACTATAAATAATTGAAAAATCTACTATCAAATGGCGTTAAATCCGTCAAGATCCTATAAGGACCTGAGTTTTACATTCAAAATTAACCCGTTGAAGAAAGATCTCAATATTCTCAAAGATGAGAATGCTATTAAGAGATCTCTCCTTAACTTATTTTCGTACAGAAAGGGTGAAAAATTTTTTGATGCAACATTTGGTAGTGGAATTCCTGATTTGTTATTTGAACCTTTTGATTTTGCTACCGCTGGTTCACTTAAAGATGAAGTGTCAAACTTAATCTCTACATATGAACCAAGAGTTAACTTAATAGAAGTGTTAGTGGATTTGAATGAAGCGGAATATACTTATGATATACAAATTGATTATATTATTCCAGACACTTCGGCACAAATATTCAGTACTACATTATCGTTAACTTCCTCATCAAAGATATAATCAATGGCATTTGCACAAGTTAGTTCTCTAGATTACGCTGATATCAGATCTGCTCTGGTTGAATACTTGAGGCGTAATACTGCTTTTACCGATTATGATTTTGAAGGGTCAACTCTGTCATCAGTTGTTGACCTCTTAGCATATAATACTTATTATACTGCTTTCAATACAACGATGGCAGTTAATGAAAATTTCTTGTCGTCGGCGTCCTTAAGGGACAATATTGTAAGAATTGCGAAGCAGTTGGGGTATACTGCAAAATCTAGAACTTCATCTACTGCTGTTTTAGAGTTAAAAATTGACTTTAGCTCAGTCGCTGCAATTGACCAAAGACTGGTGCCTAGATTTCTTACATTAAAGAAAGGAAACAGTTTTATTGCATCAAATCCAGATGCTAGATCAGAAACCTTTCAATTTGCAATACTAGAAGACGCTGTAAGTCCGGTTATCAACAATATTTGTTACATTAGTAATAGAAGTGATGCTCGTAATTTGGATATTACCGAGGGCGTTTACTTAACATTTACATTTGTTGTGGATAATACAATCCCAAATCAAAAATTTGTAATTCCAACGGCAAATATTGATACTGAAACAATTAGAGTATCAGCAAGAGAAAATGCAAATTCATCTAATAAAGAAATTTTTGAAAAAGTATCTAATATTTTAGATACAACTGCAAATGATCCCGTTTTCTTTGTGCAGGAGATTGATGATAGTAGATATGAATTAATTTTTGGTGATGGTGTTCTTGGAAAAGGTTTGAAGGATGGTCAGGTAATTGAAGTTTCGTACTTAACATCATCTGGTGAAACTGGTAATGATATTAAGAATTTTGTATTTTCTGGGGAAATTTATGATGAAGAAAGTTCTCGTATTTTAACAGGAATTGGAGTTAGTGTAAAATCTGGCAGTACTGGTGGCGATAGCATTGAGTCTGATGACTTGATTAAAGCAAATGCCCCAAAATTCTATTCTGCACAAAATAGAGCAGTAACACTAGAAGATTATAAAATAATTACACAAAACCTTTATTCTGCAATTGCAGATATTATTGTATATGGTGGAGAAACTGAAGAACCACCTGAATATGGTCGTGTAAAAATTGCGATCAAACCAAAATATAGTGATATTTTGAGTAATTCAACAAAAAATGATATTTTAACAAAATTAAAGAAATTTACTGTTGCTTCAGTAACTCCTATCATTGTTGACCCCTCTATTGTTGAGGTTTTAATAGTATCTAAACTTTTTTATAACCAAACTCAAACAAATTTAACTGCAGAGCAACTTAGAAATTTAGTTATTGATAATCTTACCCAATATGATGAATCTGCAGATCTTAGTAAGTTTGGCGGTCTTATTAGGAAAAGTAAAGTTACTACAGTAATTGATTCTGCTCAAGAATCTATTACTGGCAATAATACTGAGTTTCGTCTTAGAAAAAAATTAGTTCCCGCAATTAATACTAAAGCTCAATATCTTTTGTGCTATGTAAATCCATTTGCAAAATTTTGTGATGGTACACCGACGATTACTAGCACTAAATTTAGAATTAGTGGGTATGAGAACGTTGATGCATATTTTGAAAATATAGAGGACGGAACAATAAGAATATATAGTATTGATCCTATTACTGCAGATAAGGTAGTCTTGATTGATGATGTTGGTAATGTCAATTATGACGAAGGAAAAGTGATTATAAATTCACTTCAGATTATTAGTGGTACTGATGCAGACAATAATATTTTCATTACTGCAGTACCACGAAATGATGACATCACTGCAGTCCGAGAGGTTTATTTAAACCTTGAACTACAAGATAGTACTTTCTCAATATTCAAAGAAGTAGCGTAAAATGAATTTCAACAAATTAACTATCTCAGACTTAGTAGATCAACAACTACCAAGTTTTATTGTTGATGAGTTTCCTACTTTTGTAAAATTCTTTGAAGAGTATTACAAATCATTAGAAATATCTGGTGGAATTTTAGATGTTCAGAATAATTTCTTAGAGTATACTAATGTTGATAATTTAAGAAAATTTAACCTAGTTAAAACTTATAAATTGCAGACTGCAATTGATTCTACTGCTACTTCTATTGTAGTAGATAAAATTGATGGACTTTCTACTGATGGGGGTATTATTGGAATTGGTAGTGAACTTATTTACTACAGAACTGTAGATATTTCCAATAAAACTTTAATTGATTGTGAAAGAGGGTTTAGTGCTACTACAGAATTTAATTCACTCAATACTACTGTTGAAACAAGTATTGCTCAAGATCATGCAGTAGATGCTGTAGTAACAAATTACTCAAATTTAATTCTGTTTTTCGTTTTAAAAAACTACGAAAAGCAATATCTTGCTGGATTTCCTCATGAAAATATTTCTGACGAAATTGGTAAAGATACATTAATCAGAAATATTAAAGATTTTTATAGTTATAAAGGAACAGATCTTTCTATTCAATTTCTGTTCAGAGCATTATTTGATGAAGAAATTACAGTAAGGTATCCGAAAGATAGAGTTATCAAAGCTTCATTCTCTGATTTTACTGTTGATGATATTATCAAAGTTGAAACAATTCAAGGAGACCCCTATAGTTTAGTTGGTGCTCAAATTAGACAGAGTAATGCTACTGGTGTTATTCAGGCAACTGCTATCATTGATGATCTATTGATCAATAATATTTCAAACTATGCTTCTGGTTCTAAAAATATCTATGAAGTTAGATTAAATGTATTAGATTCACAACCATTTTCTATTCCGCAAGAATCTATCCTTAGAAATGATATTTCTGATACGGATACAGTAATTACTGTTGATAGCACTCTCAGTTTTCCCAAATTAAATGGTGTAATTGAGATTGATGGTGAGTTTATTACATATAGAACTAAAACTTTTAATCAGTTTATTGATTGTGGTAGAGGAGTATATGGAACTAATGCTGTATCACATTCAAATGGTCAGCAAATTCGTACTACTGAGTTTATTTTTGGATATGCTCCAGGAAAAACTGCGTTAGAGGATCAGATAAGAATGAGAGTCCTCGGAGTTCTTTCTGAGGTAGGAATTAATGATGGATCAAATTATTTTGAAGAAGGTGAAAAAATTAAACTATCTGCAGATGGTGCTGCAGATTCCAGACAACAATTTACTAGTTGGAGACTAAATGAGGTTGGAAATCGTTCGTCTAGTGCCGACGTTCAGATTAATAATGCAGTAAAAAACATTCCTACAGAAATTTTTGCTGTTTTTAAAGATCTAAATTATGCTTATGTGACTAGTGCAGGACTTCCTGCACATCCAATTGGTAACTTTGTTGGAGCTGGTTTTGATATAAGAAATCAAAATATTCTTAAATCATTTCCATTAGTACAAGAAAAAAATACACAAGTCCAGATTGTTGGAAATAGACCTGTTGGTTTATTCATTAATGGTGTTGAGGCATTTAGTGCTCAAGACTATGAAGAAGTTCCTTTTGGATCAATTGATAGTGTAAGTATTGCTCAAACTGGATTTGGGTTTGAGGAGGACATTCAACCAATTTTCAGAATAAAGAATGCTACTGGAAATGGAGCTACTTTCAACGCAGACATTGTAGATGGTAGAGTCACAGGTATTTCTGTAGTTGATGGTGGAACAGATTATACCTCAGATCATGAACTTGAAGTAACCTATGGTTTTAATGCAACAGCATCAGTTACTCAAGATGCTCATCTTTCAAAAGGTGAAATTAAAACTATTACAGTTGCCAATGGTGGGCAAGACTATGTTGCAATTCCAAATGTAGAGATTACTGATACTTCTGGAAGGGGTAAAGGTGCATTTGCTATTGCTGAGGTAACAAATAATCAAGTTACTGGAATTGTTGTTCTTAATGGTGATACTGACTATTCAGATGTAAACACAATTCAAATAAGAATTATATCTAAAGGATCTGGAGTTTTTGCTACAGCAAATGTTAAAAAATGGTCTTTTGACAGAGTATTTAAGACAAAATATTCCCCAGATGTTAATGAAAATTGGATTCCGGTAACACAAGTAAAATCTGATACTGGAAATGGATACTTATACTCTAGTAGAAATGCTGCATATGCATTGCAATATGGATATCCACAAAATCCAAAAATTTTAAGAAATGCGTTAGGAGATAATGTTTTCGGAGTTAATGCTAACTATGCAGAAAAAACTTCGGGATTTGTTCATTCACCTATTTTAGGTTGGGCATACGATGGGAATCCTATTTACGGTCCTTATGGGTATGTTAATGCTGTAGATGAAACTAGCAGTATTGTGAGACAAACATCTTCATATGCACTAAAATCTTCTATTCCATCAACTAGACCAAGTACGGCAAAATATCCCATTGGTGCTTTTGTTGAAGATTATGATTTTGTCCAGGGAAATGGATCATTAGATTTTAATAATGGTCGTTTCTGTAAGACACCAGAGTACCCTGAAGGTAGATATTGCTACTTCTTGACTGTAAATAACTTTGGATCTGGTGTTTATCCATATATTCTTGGAAGAAGTTTCCAATCAGTTCCTGCTGAAAATAATTATGATATTGAATTTGATCAAAGTAATGATTCTAATATCCCTACAACAGCAAGAAGGATTAGGACAGCAAATACACCTTCCAAAGGATTTGATGCATCTTTATCAGTCGGGAGTGTTGAGAGAGGATCTGTAGATTCATTTGCTGTAACTGAATCTGGAAATACTTTTAAAAATAATGATTTCTTATACATTGATAATACCGATACAGAAGGATCTAGACTATTTGGAAGAGTTCTAGAAGTAAATGGAAAAAATGTTCCTAAAGTATCATATCAAGTTGCTTCGGGATCTACCATTCCGTCAACAAATGGAATTCCTAATGCCCCGTGGCCTTCTGAAATTAGTGCTCCTCAATATGTAAATACCAAATATGATGTTATTGCCGAAACCTCTGAACCACATGGTCTCTCCGAGGATGATATAGTAACTATATCATTAGATTTAGAAAATGTCAATATTACCAAAAATTTAAAAGTAAGGGTCTCGGACTATCAGACAATTACTTACAACAAACCATCAGTCACGACATCTTTAGTTGCTGATGTTGCTTTTAATGCCACAAATTTAAATATTGTTACTGTAGATGCTGCATCTTTTAGAGAAAACGATTATATTAAAATTAATGATGAAATTTTAAAAATTACAGCAATTGATGTAAATTCTGGTCAACTTACGGTTGATAGAAATCAATTCTCAACTCCTTTGAGATTACATGCCACAACAAATACTGTAACTTTACATATTCCAGATGATCAACCAGATTATAGAATTGCTGTCGGTGATGCAATTACTAGTCCAGGTGTTGCTAGTGTAATTTATCAAATTAATAAAGAAAATTCAACAATTGATGTAAGAGTAACGTCAGGAACTATTACAGATGCTATTAATATTACTGATACATCAACACCAACTGGCAAGCAAATAGATATTGCTAGTGTAACAGGAAAAAGTGTATATTGGGAAATTGATCCTACAGGAACAGGAAATTATTATGTGAGAGATTTTCAGTTTAGATTTATCAGAGGAAGTAGATATGTATTTGACCTTAGTGATGGATCTAACCTGAATCACAATCTAATTTTTTCTGAAGACTCTTCTAATGTCAACACATTAGCAAATGTCATATATGTTGGAACACCAGGAACTCCAGGTGCTACAGCAACCATTGAAAAAGTAGCTCTGTTGGATACTAACGTATCAAGGGTATATTACTATGATGAAAAAGCTGGAGTTCTTAATAATAACAAATACTTTGATCTTCTTGTATCACCTGCAGGAACACAAAAAATTAATATTATTGACTCCACTAAATTTCAATTCCCTGCTCCATTCCAACCAGAAGTAAGCGAATGGTTAAATTTAGTTTCATATAAAACAACATCATTGACTTCAACTGGACAAATCTCAACTATTTCAGTAATTGATGGTGGTGAGGGGTATAAAAAACTTCCTAAAGTTGAGGGAATTACACACAGTTTGTTAGATGATTTTAGGTCTAGTTTGACTTTGGTTAGTGGTTCTATTTCTGATGTCACTGTATTGTCTAATGGATCTAGATATTCTTCATCAACTAAAATATTCATAAACACTACTACTGGATCTGGTGCAAAATTAACACCAGTTATTCTCAATGAAAGAATTGTTTCAGTAACAGTAGACAATCCTGGAAATGGTTATGCAGATAGTGATACTATTACTGCAGTAGATACTAATGCGAAAATTTATGCTGAAGGTAGTAACATTGGTAAAGTTAAGACTGTTCGGTTCAGCAATAATGGAAGTCAATTTACTTCTGACAGAACTCTTAGTAAATCACTTTTATTCAACAAAAAAGTTATCATCAAAGGTTTAGGAAGCAATACTTATAAGTTATCAGAAGTTGTATCAACATCTGGTGGATTTGAGGCTAAAATTGATGAGATTAGATTAATTGGAAACCAAATTTATTTACTTAATCTTGTTGTTGTCAAAGGAGAATTAGAAATAAATGATGTATTAACTGGTCAAATTAATCAGTATACATCTACAGTTACATATGTAACTAATCCAGATGTTGTTGGATTAGTTAAATCTTTTATTGGCAAAGTTGGTTTCTATGATTCTGATCTTGGTAAGATTAGTTCGTCCTCTCAAAAAATTACTGATAGTAACTATTTCCAAGATTTCTCTTATGTTATCAGAAGCACAAGAAGTTTAAATGATTATAAGCAATATGTAGATGAAACGACTCATCCACTTGGATTTAAATTGTTTGGCGAGGTCGCAGTTGAAAATGATGTAGATTTTGAAGACACAGTAACTGGAAGACCATTTAGTATTGGTCTTGCCAATGACCCACATGCGAACGAAGTTATTATTGAACTTCCAAATATCAGTGTTGAATCAGACATTGTATTTAAAAAGTATGAACTTTCAACAATAAAAACTGCTAATCTCAAATCTTACGGGGGATCAGGTTCAGCAAGACTTAATTTCTTAGATAATCAGATTGAATCTATTAAAATGGCAGATATTTCTGCTAGTTTTGATGGGGCTAGATCTGTATTTGCATTATCTACAAATGATGGCAATTTTCCGACAGATACTTCAAATACATCTGTCATGGTTTCTTTGAATGAGATATTCCAAGAACCATATCAAACACAAAATATCACTGGCATTTCATATGACGCTGGTATGATGACTGTTACTACTGATGGTGACCATGGATTAGCAGTTACTGTATCTGGAACGACTTATCCCGATCAAAAGTATCTTCATATTTCTGGTGTAGTAAATTCTGTTGCGAACATAAACTTTAATGATAAATTTGAAATTTATGATGTTCCATCATCCAACAGTTTCAGATCAACTATTAATAATCCAAATGGAACATTAACTAATAATAATCCAGCAGTTTGTGCTGATGTTCAATCAACGATTGATAACCTAACAACAATTTTAACATATTATACTGCAAATCCATCTCTACCAAGACCTGTTAAAAATGGTGGTATTTGGACTGATCCAACTAAAGGACCAGTTAGTGCAAATAGACATAGAGATGGTGCTAACTTAATCAATGTAAATAAATTTGAGATTATTGATAGAGCGAATGCTGAAATTTCCCTACAGTATCCTGATTTCTTCTACCCCAATGATCCTCAAACTAACGGATATAGCAGATATAGAGATGCTTATCGTT